CCCCCCCCCCGACGTCGATCCGGAGGTACACATCGTTGCCGTCAATCAACATGTTCCTCCACCGTTGTCGCCAACTAGAATGCTGCGTGCTCTCCCCTACTGCCGCCTTCTTGGAACGGCTCCTTTCATCTCTGATCGGTGCCACGTCCCGACAGTTGCCTCTGGCCTTAGCGCTCGCTTTGGTCGTCTCATGCCCCCTATTGACCCGATTTCTGTTAGTTATCTTTCCCAGTTTGTTGGTAAGTGGCTGCGCTCGCACATTGAGCCAATTACTCACGAGCCTTCTTTCCGAGACTGGCTCGACGCTTGTCCTTACACTGAGCAACGCAAGCTCCAGCTTGTTGAGGCTCGCGCTTCCTATTCTGGCCTCTTCCCGTCTTTGAAAGAATGCCGGATCAACAAGTCCTTTATGAAAACAGAAACGTATATGGAACCCAAGTTTCCTCGTGGTATAAATAGTCGAGTCGACGTCTTCAAAGCATTTTCCGGACCTTGGTTTAAATCAATTGAAGACGTAATGTATAAAAATAAACACTTTATCAAGCACGTTCCTGTGCCCGACCGGTCGGCGAAGATTGCCTCCCTGATCCAAGGGGGGTCTCGTTACTTCGCGACGGACTATACAGCGTTTGAAGCCGGCATTAAACCTCTGATCATGGAGGCCTGCGAATGTCAGCTTTACTCCCACATGCTTCAGCTTTTCCCCGGCGTTGCGGATTTCATTAATAAGGTAATCACCGGGAAGAACGTGTGTAAGTACCGTGGCCTGAGATGCACCCTCACTGGCACCCGAATGAGCGGGGATATGTGCACCTCCTTGGGGAATGGCTTCACTAATCTGATGCTGTTCTCCTGCTACTGCCACTGCCACGGACTCGAATTTGATGGATTCATCGAAGGCGATGACGGCATATTCTCCTGTTCTGGGGATGCCCGAGCCGATCCGTCATTCTTCACGCGTTTGGGTCAGCTACTTAAAATCGAAGAAGTAGAAGATCCACGCGAGGCCTCATTTTGTGGCCTGGTCTTTGCTGACCAGGGTATCGTCCGAGATCCTTACAAGGTCTTGGTCAATTTCGGGTGGACGAGCTCCTTCATTCATGCGGGTAAGAAAGTCATGCTTTCGCTTCTGCGTAGCAAGGCCCTTAGCCTGGCATATGAATGTGGCTCCTGCCCCATACTTAACGCCCTCGCGCGTCGCGCTCTGACGCTGACGAGGGGTGCGCGGGTTACACACCGCGTCACCTCCTACCTGTCCTGCCCCAGCGATGAGGCCGCGTGTCTAGCCAATCTCACCGATCCTAGCCCCGCTACCCGTGCCCTCTTCGCACGTCTCTATGGCATCCCTCCTCTCGAACAGGAACGCATTGAGGCGTATATCCTGAGGTCCTACGATTATGAGCCTTCCGAGCTTGGTTTCTTTCCGGCCAACAAAGGTATCAGTCGTGGCCTCCACCCGGCACTGTACGACAACTTCCGAAACGTCGTCGTTGTCGGTCCGGGGTAGACAGGCGTAGCTGGCCCCAAAACTCAAATACTAACCGGTTTTAGCCGGCTCTGGGCAAGAGGCA